GTGCATAAGCCTTAACCTTGAACAATCTGTCCGACATCCCGTTCACTACGATATCCACGAACTTTGGGATAACGGGAACTGGAGTCCAATCAAGGTTCAAGTAAGACAAGTCGCCATCGATAGCAAGTTCGTTCTTATACTTTTGAACAGACTGCTCGCCTCTTGCGTATAGTCTTAGCCTGTGGAAATCCCTCCACTGACCGTAGTATCTGCACTGATTCCCGTCTTTGCGGAACCATTCGTATTGTATGGCGCCGCCTATTTGCAATCCATATTCTTTTGACGCCTTCTCCCTGTCAGATACGAACTGAGTAGGAAAACCCGTTGCTACTATGTTAATTTTAACGTCTTCCATTCTATATGTGTCTCCAAGTTTCTCTATTTATTATATATTGGATTGTAGTCTTGACTACGCCAAATTGCTTGGCTATTGACCTTGCACTTTGACCGTTACCGTGGAGACTTCTTATTTGGATTACATTTGATTCTGTTAATTTAGAGGATTTATTACTTGATCCTTTTTTGGCAGAAGCTCTCATTTTTTCTTTAGTCTCCTCTGATGCGTTCTTACCATAAAGTGGATGTTTTTCGCCGGAAATACTATTTGACATTTTTTGTCTAGTCTCTTTTGATACAACCTTCCCTGTATGAAACTCCGATATTCTTTTGCGATGCCATTCCGAAATAACCTTACCTTTATTTGGCGCACCCATCTTTTCTTTGGCTTCTTCAGTATGCACAATACCAAGAACCCCATCTCCACCCAACGTGATATTACACAAGGTCCCTCCATCGGACTTCCTCTTGTATATCTCTATGAATTCCATTTCTTTTTGCTTGGCAAATTCGTAGTCAACGTCATCAAACAATACGTGAACATCATAATCACATGAAGATACTATCGACTTCCAATGAGAGTTCCTATGCGTTTTAGAATACGCTCTCTTGGTATCGACGCCTATTCCTACATAGAATGGCATATTGGTATCTTTCCGTATATGTCTATAGACGCACGCCATTATCGAATGATTTCACTTACGTTACCTTGGTTTGAGTACCTTGCAAAAGTAATGCTTATTTTTGATTCTTTTTTTTCGGGTAAATATAAGTGTTTTTGATTGGCCATGATAGCCAAGCCTGAACTAATTGATGCGTCAAACTTTGTCCTGTTGGATATGTCGAACTTGGACCAATCCTCAAGCGTCTTATTGAATGGCATCGTGCCAATCAAATCGGGGTCTCTGTACTTGCCCTCGAAGTCAAAGCCCACGTGCTTCTCAATGTAAGACTCGATCGCTGATGCGTGCGACTGGCGCACATCCTCTGATGAGTTTGGTATACCACCCAACTCACGCTCTGTCTTTGACAGGTTGTTGAATAGTTTGTCGGGCCTGTTGATGCTGTATCCCCTGTACCCCCTGTTCTTTAAGTGGTATAGCAGTCTAGGTTTGTTGTTCTCCGCAAGTACCGGCATCCCGTAGAATACCAAAGCCATAAGCACATCCTCGAAGAATATCTCCGCAGTCTGTGGCCTCGCCACGTACTCCAAGAAGAACTCGTTTACGGGCGCGTTGTCCATGTGGAACTTGGTCATCCCGTGCAGCGCACCGTTTGATCCACGTCCATCCACGGTAGCCGAGATATCGTATGAGTCACACCCGAACGAACCTATGTGCTCATTGCCGGGGTACTTGATTCCGTTCTTGTCGATTATTCTGTTCTGCAGGTTACCCTCTGGAAGCCAACTCACTAGGAATCTGCCCTTTGGGTCGGGCGACCATATCACTTTGGTGTCCCTTATCCCATCCTTCCACATGAAACTACCGCGAGTCACCATGTGCGCTAGCACTTGCGAGTCATTGTAGTCTACTTGATGGTAGATCTTGGTGAGGTTGAACAGAGATGACTTGGACTCGTCTCTGAATGCGTGAGACTCTGTGCGTGGGAACTGACGATAGAATTCGTTCAATGCATCCGCGTCATTCTTGAGTGAATCAACTTCTGCCTCCCAATAATCTATGGCGCCGTTCCTTACCATCATGCCGTCCACCCCTTTGACAGGGTTGCTAGGCTTTCTGAATATCGGCATGCCGTATCTATCGATGAACCCCTCCATGTTCCACTCCATTGGAATGAACAAACTGTATAGACCACTCTTGGTCTGGCCGTTGGCGTTGCGCACCGCAGCGTTTGAGTCCTCGTACAATTTCTTGTAGTTGTCACCACCCTTGCTCAATGCGTTTGAGGTAGATCCCATCAAGCATTTGCCGATGATCCTACTACCCACACGCAAACAAGTCTTTGTTACGCGCCAGTTGTTGAGGATGTTGTTTGGCTTGACCCACTTTGCTGATTCGTCATGAGCCAAGAACAATAACTTCTCTCCATCATAAGAGTTCTCTTCCGTGTTGCGCCAATCAATGGTGGTATCCAACCCGTCGATCTCTTCTGTGCTCACGTCGTACATGTTCTTCTTGGTGATCTTGGAAGCAGGCACGCGATACGCCAATTCAGTCTTCGGCTTGTCCATACCATCCATCACCGGCTTGAAGAAGAACGGATACTTGCTGTTGATGGGAACGACCTTGTCGGTAAACATCTTCTTGGCATCGATACCGGTCTTAGACAGGATGCCTATCCTCGAATCCTTCGCAAGCGTAGCGGTATTCACTACCTCCGATGAACTCATAAACGAGAATCCCGAACGACGTATCTTCAAGTATATCATACCGAAAGACCTCATATCCGCCTTGCACGCTTCCCAGAATATGTAGAATATCCTGTTGGCTTCGCGGTAGTCTGGGTATCCAACGTCAATGCTAGACCACTGAAGGTACATCCAATGACTGCCCGTGATGTAGGTGGGCACGCCATCATTCATAAACCAATAACCTTGCTCACGGTAATCGTACTGACTCTCGATGTGATCGATCCAATTGTCCTTGAACTCCGATGGCAGTTCGTTCCACTGGAAGATACTTTGAATGCGCGCCAACTCCTTTGGATATTCCTGCCGCTCCCAATACTGCTCTGATGGTTTCTTACTCCTTGCGTATGGATTCTCGGGGGCCAGAGGCAAAGCAATCACAAGGCCAGAGACCTTGATGATGTCCCCAATCTGCCCGGTCTTTGATATGACCACCATGTCGTACTGATCATTGTACCCATACCTCCATCCTTTGACCGTGTTCTTGTGGTTCAATGTACCCTTGGGCAGGTAGTCTTTGAGTACAGTGTACAGACTATTTGGATCTTCTCTCTGCAAAGCCACGTTTAGAATCTGATTTTTTAGGACCGCTTTCGGCCATGTCAATGTTATCCTTCTCCGACATGATGCGGTTTAGGATATCGAACGCATCAAATATAGCCAACTTCTTGGTCGCTGCTGCGTTCTTTAGTTTGTCCGCCGACAATTCATCATCAGGATTTGGCTTGATGATGTCCTCTTCGGCCACCATAATCAACTTTTCTACCGCAGCATACCCGGCCTTGATAATCTTTAACTTGATTTCTTTGTTGTCCATAATCAAACTTTCTTCAAGAAAACAACTTGAACCAATCTCGCGCTCTTGTCATCGCCGAAGTTGTCGAATATGTTTCTAGAATGCGCGAGTTCTGAATCAAATATAATCATTCGATTGTATTTCGAGTAGAACACGCAAGATCTTTCACCCTGATCGTCGTAGATTGTGGTACCATCCTCCTTGGGATGCTCCTTGCTCAAGTACAATATCGCAGTGACATCACCCATCATATCGTCTGTGTGTATGAAATTGGGCTCTTCCTGCCCCTGTGGTGACTTGCGAATGAAGTTGAATGTTACCGCATACTTCGGCCCGAGATAAGCCATTACAATGCGCGCAAACATGTCATGATGTGGACGCGGCTGAATGTTCTTAAATGTTTTGCTTCCGTCTTGCACATCTGTAAAGCCACCAACATGAATGTCTTTTACATACAAGTCGGGGTCAATCAATACGTTATCTAAAATTACGAAGTTCATAGTTTCATTGTTATTTGGTGGTCAAAGATTCGGTACAACTTCTGCCCGTCCACCTCAAACTCGTACTCGCTCTCCGGTTGGAAGCAGACCTTGTCGCCTGCGTTCACGCCTTTGCTGATCAAGTATTCGTTTGGATACTTCATCACACCCATCAAGGGTTCTTCCTTGAACGGCTTGAATATGTATGACTGCTGTACAGGTAAGGGCTCGACGAAACAATATCTGTCGTATGCATGCCATGCATCTGCGTGTCGGTATAAGAAAAACTGGTCAAGTTCGATGAAAAATAAATCTTCACGAAAGAAACTTTTCCCACTCTTTCGATTTCCTCTGATGTCGTTGTAGAATTTGAAAACATTGTGGTGTACTAATAAAATATCCCCGGGGACGATGGGTCCCTTGTAGCCTCTTGGAACTTCTACAACCTCCGCCTCGCGATTAGAAAACTTGTGGTCCTCCTCAGATGTACTGATGATTAACTCAATGCCTGCTATCTCTTTGGTGTTGTTGTATCTTCTTCCTTTTACTGGTCTTGCGATGAAATAAAATGGTGACTGCATCAATAGTTTATGTTGTATTCTATAGATACAGGAATGGTGGAGGAGAACTCCTTCCATAGCACAATCTCGTGCTTGAGATTGATGATGTAAATTTTTATAGATTGCTTACGATCGTCGTACTTGATTAGGTGTATCTCATTTGAGTCCCCCAATACTTTCTGCCCGACAATGTAATGCATCGCTCCCCCTTTGTAGTCGGGACCAATTGCTATTTTCCTGATATCCATATTTCATTTGATTAGATTTAATTTGGTTGTTGGATTACTGGAGTTGCCAGATGTTCACTTCGGCAGATGGGGTATTGCTCCACCCACCCAAGTTGGTGTGAGGGTACAAGCCACCGCCATTCGTACCAGAACTGTCTCTCATGATTTGGAAAGACGCAGTAGTTCCAGCAGTAGCGATAGTAATCGGGATTGTAATCTCGTAAGGTACACTCACATTTGTTGTATCCAAATGGAATGCCTTAACAGAACCTGCTTGAGTTCCGTTCACCAAAAATCTGAACAACAAGATTGCTACCCCTCCAGAAGACCCTTGACGCTCTACGCTACCGTATCCATTTAAGAGATACAAGCCGGGCTCGTTGAAAGTAATCAAGCCTGTAGAACTAATCATCACAGCATCCCCAGAAGACCCTTGTGCCGCGCCAAACGATACTTGCAACGCAGTGTCCAATGCGCTTGGCGCTTGAGTCACGGTGGATTGAGCAGCCAACACAGAAGTGTATTGAGAAACACTAGCAAATAAGGCAGCAACGCTACCCAAAGTATAGTTCTTAGTTTCGTTGCCTGATGATGACGACTCGGTGCCAATGAGTTTGTCTGATACAGCCGGGGAGTTGTCCGTAGGGTATTGTGAAATTTTCATTTTAGGTCAAGGTTAATAAGTACAATGTTTTGTATACCAACGCAGACATCTCGTCTAGAATGTTCTGCAAGCAACTTGGATAGTTGTCGCGCTCTGCATCGATGGTCTTCGCCAATGACTTCAAGTGGGTGATAGCATCCTCTGCGGTAGATTGAGGGATAGAGATATCCAATCTTCCATAGTATCCGAAGTATGACTCGGTAAGACTGTCTGTCAACTCCAAGATGCCATCATAGTATGCGTTCAACGCTTTGTGCTCGGCGAACGATTCTGTTTTCAAATGCATCAAGTGCATCATGTCACGAGATTGGAAGAGCATTCCAATGAACTTTGCAGGTGCCATTATTCTTTTTCTTTCTTTGTTATGTCTCCTGTTTTCAAGTTGATCACCACGTCGATTCCGTACTTAGAGACCAACAACCTCTCGTGATTGGAGAACTTCTCACGCAAGGCTTCAATTGCATTCAATGTAGCGTACTTCTGCATTTCAATCTCAGCAATGCTGTTCTTCAATTTAGAGTACTCTGTGTTCATTTGTTGGATTGTCTCCAACTCTTCGTCAGTTAATTTCATTGGATTAAATTTTACACAAATATATGCCTTTTTTAAAAACAAAAATCCCCCTGTTTTGCAGGGGGATCGTAATGATTACTTAGTGGCTTTCTTCTTTTTGACTTTTGCAAGTTCAATGACTTGGTACTGAGTCTTGCCTGCTACCTTCACGGCTTTCAGCAATTGCTTGCGGTTGCCGGCAGCATTGTAAGATACATGCACCCAGTCAGGGTTCTTGTCGTCGCCGAACTCCCAAATCATTTGATCGAAGTCCAAGTTGTTTGCGATGTACTCAAATACCTCAGCGTTCTTGCCATCCAAATCAATGTCAACTGCTTGACCGATGTTGTGTTGGCTTGCCTTAGCACCGCCGATCAACTTGTTCAACTCTGGTGAGCGGTATCCGCTGCTGATTTTGATAGCGCACTTCATGCCTTCTCTCAATGGCTCGAGCACCTTCTCGCACAATGTCTTGAGGTTCTCGGCTACCTGTGGATCTTTGGGGATGTTTGGAATCCCGTTCTTGATTGCAGTTTGACTGTATGTCAACTCACGCATTGAAAAATGTTCTGTGATATTCATGGTCTTATTTCTTAATTATCAGCAAAATAAATAGAATTGCCGCCAAAATAACAAGCCACCAAGGATAATCTTCATCTTTATAGACGATTCTTGGCTTGGTTGTGATTGTTTTCGTGCGGATGATTGTCTTTGGCTCCTGCGTGATAATGGTTCTGATGATGTCTTTGTCCCTGATGATCTTTACCCTTATGCCACCAGTGTCGATGGTGATCGTATCGATCTCCTTGGTCACGACGATCTTCTCGAAGTACAACGAGTCGTTGACCTTGATGGTGTCGGTGATGACTAGGGTATCGGGCGCGCACAGGGAAGGCTGCTTCTTACACGCCTGCTTTATGTGCCACTGTGCAGAGCACGATGACAGCAATAGCACGATGAGAAGGTATCTCATTCCTCTGATTTCTTGTTGCCGAATTTATCAATGGACGTAAAGCCCAACGAAAGGATGGTCACCCACTCTACTGCCGCCACAAGTTCTGGGCTTGGCGCGATTTCCTGTGGACTCATGGAGTTGTGTGCCATGGTACCAAACAAAACAATGGCACCAATGATTCCAACAAAACGTTTTGAGGACCACTCGCCTTTGTCACCTTTAAAAATATCGAATATCTTTTTCATTTCTGTAATTGCTTAATAAACCCATCGCGCTGGGCCATGAGATACTTCTCGCGTTCTATCATGCGCTCTCGCTCCGCGTCTACAACCTTGTTGATGTACTCTTGTTTCTCTTTGACTACAGCATCGTATCGCTGAATCTCTTGCTGAAAGATCTGGTTCTGATAGTACAACGCGCCAATCATCAATATGATGGTAAAGGACTGATCCTTTAACTTATCGATGAAGGTGGTTGCAACAGTACTCATCTTCCTTGGCCGCGGTATCTTTTCGCGGGCTTGTTATTCTTTGAGTGCACACCCTTGTTCTTGCGCTTGGTCTTAGGTCTCCAAGTGGCGGTTGCTGTGCTTTTTACTTTTGTTGCCATAGGTACATTCTAAAATAATCAAACTCTTCTGTGCCACCCTCTTCCACGTAGTTCAGCCACGCATCATAGATGGGGCCAGCGTACTTCATGGGAGTGATCGATGTGTCCATGCCATTGGCTATCATCTTGGCGGCGAAGATCTCATTCACCTGCTGCATCGCCTGCACTTGGTTCTCGGCGGCAGCAACGGCTTGTTTTAGTTCGGCCTTCTCGGCTACCTTAGATTCCACCAATGCTTCGCCTTTGGCCTTGGCCACACTAACAACAGCGCTTGCTTGGCGCAGGTTGCCCTCCACCTTCTTTAGCATCGCCTCGATGTCATCGACAGGAGGCGTTGTAACTGCTCCCACGGGGAAAGCAATCTCAATGGCTACTAGGAATACACAGAATGCAATGATAATGTATTTCATATCTTCTTCATGGTGTTGATGATACGCAGTTCAGTAATGGCCGCAGAAAGCGCGGAGTCAGACTTCTTCAATGCGTAACCAAGGCGATCAATCTTTAGATCAAGCGCGTCAATCTTCTTGTTTGAATTCTCAAGTTGTTCTGTGTACGAAGACTTCACGTCGTAGTACAGGTAACTCACGCCCACCAATGCGAGGAATGCAACACCGGCAACGGGGTTCTTCCGAAATTGATCAAACGAAATTGGCAAAGGGTTGGCCGTCGGAGTTTTCTTTGGCGCAGTCATTTTGTGTGTTTTAATTTTTTGATGTAGTAAGCAGCCGCAAGAACGCCAGTGAAAAAACTAACAATACCCACACAAAAAGAAAGCACAGGGCCCCAAGTCTGGGTAAAATGTATAACCGCCGTAGAGGTTGATATAGTTGCCGCAATCGCCGCCGTGGTATCATTTGCAAAATCGTGTTTCATTATTCAGTAAGTCGTATTTTTTTAATTTGGATGGACCCTTTAGGAGTCCATCCATTAATTTTTTTACTCTTCAGTAATCTCGCCGAACTGAACATCCGGTTGACTATTGATGTGCTCCAATGCCTTAACAATGTTTGTCACTTCGACTAA